CTGTGACTTTGTAGCCCCCTTGGTTGAGATGCGTAACAACTTTAAGGCCGACTGGACTGTCTGGGTGGACACCATTGAGCAGAGCCGGTTTGATGACACCAACAAGGCGTTTGTTCCACCAGAACAGTACGACTTCAGGGTCACTGAGCAAGACGCCGAGAAGTGGGCAGAGTTCATTGGTCGGCACATCCTTGACGAACGCCGCCGCCCCGTGTTTGATTGGAAGAAAGAAACCGTGCAGATGCTAGGCCGCTGGCAACCGTGGCACAAAGGCCATCGTGCGTTGTTTGACAGGGCTATCGCCAAGACGGGTCAAGTGGTCATTCAGATCAGGGATTGCCAAGGCTGGAACGGCTCCAATCCTTTTGAAAAGACTCAAGTCGAACAGCTTATCAAGCGCGATTTAGACCCGTTGTACCAAGGGCAGTACATTGTGCAGCTAGTCCCAAATGTGACAAACATCACCTATGGCCGAGACGTTGGCTACAAGATTGAGCAGGAATCGTTTGACGATGCTACTCACGCCATCTCTGCAACCAAAATACGAAAAGAGATGGGTATTGAATAAATACCATGTTCGCTTTAACACCAAACATGATGGCTCAGAATTGGTGTGGCGTATCTTTGAGAATGGTGCCGAACATCTCGCCTCTGATGTAAGAATCATTGGCGAGACTTTTACAGAGTGTACTCACGAGCACGGTGAGACCAAATGGAACATAGCATGTAAAGGCAGGCTGGTCTGGGTGGACAAGGTTGCCGTTATCGTGACAGACAAGGACTAGGTAATGACCACGGTCTTCACCAACGGCTGCTTTGACATTTTGCACAGGGGCCATGTGGAGTACCTTGAGCAGTCCCGTGCATTGGGCAACAAGTTGATTGTTGGACTGAACTCGGACGCATCGGTGCGCAGGTTGAAGGGGTCTGAGAGGCCTATCAACAACCAAGAAGACCGCAAGGCTGTTCTGCTGGCGTTGCGCAGTGTCAGCGCCGTTTACATCTTTGAAGAAGACACGCCATACGAGCTAATCAAGCGTCTCAAGATAGACTTGATAACCAAGGGCGGCGACTATCTACCAGACCAAGTAGTTGGCAACGACATTGTAAAAGTTGCTATCCTTCCGTACCTTAAAGGCCACTCAACGACTGGGATGATCTATGCGATTAACGGGAACCGTGACTAAGGGCTGGGGCAGCGAAACCATTTGGGCAACCAATGATCTGTACTGCGGCAAGCTGCTGAATTTCAATACTGGAGCCAAGTTCTCCATGCACTTTCATGCCGTCAAGGATGAGACTTGGCATGTGCAGAGCGGCAAGTTTAAAGTCATCATCATTGACACCAAGACCGCCAAGCGGTTTGTGCATGTTCTTAACGTAGGCGATACGTGGCACAACCCGCCCATGCTTCCTCACCAGCTTGTCTGCGTTGAGGCTGGCAGCATCATTGAAGTTTCTACTGCGGATTCTGTGGAAGACAACTATCGAGTAGAAGCTGGAGATAGTCAATGCGCGTCCTAGTCATTGGTGATGCCTGCATAGATGAGTACCGCTACGGCGAAATCCGGAGAGTAAATCCCGAATCGTCTGCGCCCTTGCTAACATTTGTCCGCACCGAAGAGCGGCTGGGCATGGCGTACAACGTAGCTGCCAACCTCAAATCTTTTGGAGTTACCGCCCATGTGCGCGTACCGTCCGAGATGTCCCGCAAGATTCGGTACGTAGATCTACGTACCCAAGACCACTTGCTGCGCGTAGACCATGATGTTGAGCCAGAGCCGTACACGGTTGAGGCCGCTTACGACTATGACGCCATAGTGATCTCAGACTACGACAAGGGCTTCGTTACAGATGAGGTGATCCACGCTATCAGAGCGGCGTTTAAAGGGCCGATCTACATGGACACCAAGAAGCCCAATCTAGGTGACTTTCCCAGCATCTACATCAAGATCAACGAGCGAGAGTTGTTTGAGTCAACCTCCCTACCAGACCCAGAGATGCTGATCGTGACCTACGGAGCCAAGGGCGCGGGGCATCTCAAGCAACTGCATCGTGCGCCAGCAACTGAGGTGGTCGATGTCTGCGGGGCTGGCGATGTGTTCTTGGCCGCTCTGGTTGCCAATCACCTTGAGACTCAAGACATGGACGCCGCCATCCAGTTTGCCAACGAGAAAGCCGCCAAGTCCTGCACCTACATGGGAACGGTATGCGTATCCTGATTACGGGTTACAAGGGCTTTATCGGGCAGAACATGGTCAAGGCCTTGGCCGATCACGAGCTATCCCTGTATGAGTGGGGCGAGCCTGCCTACAACCTAGTTGGTCTGGACATGGTCATTCACCTTGGCGCGATCTCAAACACTCGCTGCCAAGACTGGCCTGCGCTCAAACAGCAGAACGTGGACTTCACCACTACCCTAATGGAGCGCTGCCAGAAGTACGAGATCCCGCTACAGATTGCCTCATCAGCCTCGGTCTACGGCCCAGAGAACACCACGTTCAAGGAGTCTGACTCAGTAGCCCCAGCCAACATGTACGCTTGGTCAAAGGTTCTGGTGGAGCAGTATTTTCATGAAATGACGCCAATCTCACCCGTGCAGTTGTTCAGGTATTTCAACGTCTACGGCCCCCATGAAGACCACAAGGGTGACCAAGCCTCCCCATTCCACAAGTTTAGGGAGCAGGCCAAGACTGGGGTAATCAAGATTTTTGAGGGCAGCGCAGACTTTAAGCGTGACTTTGTGCCGGTGCAGACGGTCATTGACGTACACAAGGCGTTTTTCAATGTGCCCAAGTCAGGCATCTGGAACGTAGGAACGGGAGTTGCCAGATCGTTCCTGTCTGTGGCTGAAGAGATTGGCGGCCCTATTGTTGCGGTGCCTATGCCTTCTGATTTAAAATCAACCTACCAGCGTTATACCCAAGCAGACCTTGAAGAACTACACCAAGTGCTAGGTGACCACTATGATAGATCCGCTAACAGCCCTTGCAGGCATACAAGCAGCAGTTGCGCTAATCAAAAAGGTCAGCAAGACTGTCGATGACGTATCCAGTCTTGGCCCCGTACTTGGGAAGTATTGGGACGCCAAGGCGGTAGCGACAAAGGCCGCTGTACAGGCTAAAAAATCAAAATCATCCATGTCGGTTGCGTTGCAAATCGAGTTAATTTTGGATGAGGCGAAAAGGTTTGAAAATCAGCTTGAACTCATGTTCATGCAAAGCGGTCGTGTAGACGTCTGGAACAAGATCAAAGCTAGGGCGGCAGCGCTGGATGTTGAAGCGGCCCACGATGCTAGGCGCGAAAAGGAACTTGCTGAAAGGCGCAAAAAAGAGATTGATGAAGTCATTGAGTTGGCTTTGCTTGGTCTGGTGTTCACCGCCATGCTAGGGGCCATTACGTACTTTGTCTTTGGCATCTTTGAGCAGTGCGGCGGGAAGTGCTGATGGCAAGTGACGCACAACTTAGCATCATCGACAAGGTGCTGGCATATGTCAGCAGCCCGTTCCGTCTGTTTGCAATGGTGCTCATGGCCGTTCTGACCTTTGCAGGGTACTTTGTATATACAAACCAAGAATTATTGATAGGGGCGTACAAGGAGTCAAAGAAGATTCCAAGCATTGCTGAGGACAGAGTTGAGGACGCAGCGGCGCTTTTGTTCAAGCAGTCTGGCGCTTTGGTGGTGGCGGTGTTCAAAGTCAACAGCATGTTTGGCACAAGGGTTTTGCATCGGGCTTATGGGAAGAACGGCAGAGACAAAACAAACGATGGCTTAGATGTCGGGCTGTTTACGCAAAACGCAGCCAACAACGCGGATGTGGTCAAGCTGATGGCAAGTGAAATTCCTTGCGGAGAATACAAATCTGCACAGAGCGAAATGGGGCTTTGGTATATTGCCAGAGGTGTTGCGTATACCTGCCGCATCAGTGTCCCTCCAGAGCCGGGGAGGTTTGTAGGACAGATTACAGTTGGATGGGCGACCCAGCCTGAAGACATGGACAGCACCCGCGCCATGCTTCAAATTGCAGCAACAATGCTTTCAAGGAGTAAACAGTAATGGACTGGTTAAAACAAATCGCGCCGACAATCGCCACGGCGCTAGGGGGTCCCTTAGCTGGGATGGCCGTATCTGCCATCTCAAAAGCCATAGGGGTGGATCCTGAGAAGGTTGGCGATTTAATCTCCAGCAACAAACTTTCAGCAGAGCAAATTGCTCAGGTCAAGATTGCTGAAATTGAACTTCAAAAACAAGCGCAGGAGCTTGGCCTAAACTTTGCAAAGTTGGAAGTTGAAGACCGCAAGTCTGCGCGTGACATGCAAGCTGCAACACGCTCAATTGTCCCCCCGGCACTGGCTGCAATCATCACTGTTGGGTTTTTTGGCATCTTAGGGATGATGCTGTTTGGCAAAGTGGATGGCAACAACCCCACTATTTTGATGATGCTGGGCAGTTTGTCTACCGCTTGGACGGGCATCATTGCGTATTATTTTGGCTCCTCTGCTGGCTCACAAGCCAAGACCGATTTGCTTTCTAAGGCGGGGCCAGTCAAATGAACCTCACCGAACACTTCTCGCTGTCCGAAATGACCAAAAGCGAAACCGCTTTGCGTCATGATATGGACAACACGCCGAATGCAGCAACGATTGCCAACCTTCAGGTGCTAGCCGAAAAGGTGCTACAGCCGGTGCGCGAGCATTTTGGCAAAGGCGTGAAAGTGAACTCTGGATACCGAAGCTCTGACGTCAATGCCAAGGTAGGCGGCTCTCGCACGTCCGACCATTGCCTTGGCCGAGCCGCTGACATTGAGATCCCAAGCGTTCCAAACCACGAACTGGCCGAGTGGATTAGAGAAAATCTGACCTATACGCAACTGATTCTTGAGTTTTATACTCGGGGCGTGCCGGACTCGGGCTGGGTGCATGTGTCTTATGACCCCGAAAACCTAAAAAAGCAAGATTTGACCGCAGTAAAAGAGGGCGGGAAAACGATGTACCTGTCTGGACTCCATGCGTAACAAGTTGCCTTGAACTTTGTTTCAAGGCTATAATCATATAAACGGCGCATGCTGAATCAGCGGCTAATACCCATGGAGTGTATATGAGCTATAGCATGACGTACGACAGCTTGCTGGTAGACGTGCGGCGCTACCTTGAGCGTGGTTTCACGCAAGATAGCGACCAGATCGTCTACGACCAACTGCCTAGGTTGATCACATTGGGCGAGCGCAGGATTGCGCGAGAGCTTAAAATTCAGGGGTTCATCCGAGCGGTGAGTACCCCTTTATCCGTTGGCGTGGCTGTCTACCTGAAGCCTGACCGCTGGCGCGACACAATCAGCATGACTGTCAACGGATCGCCTATCTTTGCTCGGGCCTACGAGTATTGCCGCAGCTATTGGCCGAACGAGGCCCAGACTGCCGCGCCTCAGTTTTATGCTGACTACGACTACCAGAACTGGTTGATCACCCCAACACCTTCTACGGTACAAACTCTTGAGATTTTGTACTACGAACAACCCGCCCTTTTGGGCGATGACTTACAAACCAACTATCTCACTGAATACGCCCCTGATGTGTTGCTGTATGCAACCTTGCTTGAGGCTACCCCGTTTCTTAAGAAAGACGAGCGTATCCAGACGTGGCAGATGATGTATGACCGTGCGGCGCAGGCTCTCAATGGCGAAGACCTCAAGCGCATCATGGACCGCTCAGCAAATAGGAGTGAAGCGTAATGCCTATCTACACAGACGTCTTTGGTGGCGCAAACATTTACCCGAGCGAGATTAGCTATAGCGCTATCACGCTGACTACTACGGATGTGACGCTGAGTTGGCCCGAGGAAACTAGCACCAGCACCAATCTTGCGACCCGCATCATTGATGTAACGGCCACTACCGCAGGGCGGTCAATCTTTTTGCCAGACGCGCAAAAAAGTGGCGTTGGCAACACCATACTGTTCAACAACCAAGGCGCTCAAACTTTTGTAGTTAAGAACGCTGGCGGCACGCAAGTTGTTTCAATTGCCGCTGGAACGGTTTGGCAAGTCTATTTGACAGACAACACCACCACAAATGGTTTGTGGGAATCGCTTCAATTTGGAGCCACGGTATCTACTGCTAATGCATCTGCTTTGGCAGGCACTGGCATTGTGGCTGTGGGCACGCTGTTGTCTCAGTCTGTGCCGATCACCAACTTTAATTCAAACTACATTGCAGGCGATTCAGACCGCGCCAAAATGTACTTGTGGACCGGATCAGGGTCAGGCACCTTGACACTGCCTAGCGCAGCTACAGTGGGCAACAACTGGTTCATGTACTTGCGCAACTCGGGTGGCGGTCAAGTCACGCTGACACCTTCTGGCGTCAACACAATTGATGGTTTGGCGACAAAAGCCTACCAGCCAACTGAGTCGTCGGTGATCATCAGTGATGGCACAAACTTCTACACACTAGGGTTTGGTCAGGCTTCTGTCTTTGTGTTTGACTACACAGTGATCAGCGTTGCGGGAACTGGAACCTACACGCTAACCGGATCAGAACTGAATCGTATTGTTTACAAATTTACAGGTGCGCTAACGGGCACTAGGGTTGTGATTGTCCCCGCCACTGTCCAGCAGTATTGGGTTGATAACGCGACAACTGGCGCTTACACACTCACCGTTAGGACTTCTGCTGGAACTGGTGTTGCAGTCGCACAAGGCTCACGAGGCATTTATTACTGCGACGGCACTGATGTTGTTGATGCAGATAGCGCAACTTCAAGTTTTCCAATTACGGTTGCTCAAGGCGGCACAGGCGCTACCACAGCAGGCGGCGCACTGATCAATCTTGGTGGAACTGCGGTTGGTATCCCTATTTTTGAAGCGGCTAACCAACAAGCAGCTTGGACTGTTTTGGGTGTTGCGCCAGCAGGTGTTGTAAATGGCGGGACTTATTGATGCCAGAATCCACAATAGTCCTGAAGTCCCTGCCCGGTATCAAGCGAGATGGTACTAGGTACGATGGTGACTTTTACATTGACGGACAGTGGGTCAGGTTTCAGCGCGGACTGCCGAGAAAAGTTGGGGGGTATCGCTCCATCAACAAGTACTTAACAGAAATCTCTCGCGGTTTTAATAGTTTTACTCAACAAAGTTTGCAGTATTGCCACTCGGCGGGTGCATCAACTGTTGAGCGTTTTACGATTGATAGCACAAAGAATAGCTCGGTTATCAGCAACCGCACCCCAACAGGTGTTGCGGCAACGGGGACTGTAACTTTGACCGGTGGTGGGGCTGGATCGGTTAACAGCATCACAGTCAACGGTGTGACGATCACATCAGGCGCTGTTGCGTTTGCAACTGACTTGCCTACAACTGCGACTGCTGTTGCGGCAAATATCACAGCTTTTGCATCTACACCAAATTACTCTGCGGTAGCCGTTGGCGCTGTAATCACCATCACAGCTTCGACTGTTGGTCAGGCTACAAACGGATTTGTGGTGGTAGCTAACACCACCACAATCACAACCACAGTGACAAACATGGCTGGTGGCTTAAACACCATAGCTAGTTCTATTTACAACCAGTGGATGTTCCAGACATCGTACGACGCATCAACCACATACAACTCCATCATTGCGCACGTGGCTCCTAATTTGCAGTGCGTGTGCAATGACACTGGTGGTCAGATTTTCTATGGTGATGTGCTTGGAACTGCACCACTGGTAGAGATTCCACTGCCTGCCGGAGCAAATGTTACTGGCGGCATTGTGATGCTGTTCCCGTACCTGTTTTATTTTGGTACGGCAGGAATTGTGGGTTGGTCAGTTGCTGGTGACTTCACCGATCTAAGCGGCTCAGGCTCAGGCATAGCCCGTGTATGGGGTCAAAAGATCATCAAGGGTATGCCACTGCGTGCAGGCTCTGGGTCAGCGCCTGCGGGTATATTTTGGGCGTATGACGCTGTGATTCGTGCAACTTTTGCTGGTGGGTTGACTGTATTTCAGTTTGACGTAATTGCCACAGACACATCGATCATGTCGCCTGACTGCGTGGTGGATTACGACGGTGTGTTTTTCTGGTGCGGTGTTGACCGATTCTTAATGTTCAACGGCGTGGTGCGTGAAGTTCCTAACCAAATGAACTTGAACTACTTCTTTGACAATGTCAACCCAAATCATCGCGCTAAAGTTTTTGCATTCAAGGTGCCGCACTTTGGCGAGATCTGGTGGTGTTATCCACGTGGTGACGCCACTGAATGCACCCACGCCATTATTTTTAACGTGCGCGAGAATACTTGGTACGACACAGAGCTGCCTGCGTCTGGACGAGCTTCCGGCGGCTACAACAATGGCTTTGCCGCGCCCCTGTTAACGGACTGCATTCCTGCGACAAGTGGCTATCGTGTGTGGATTCATGAGCAAGGTGTTGACGCAATTGAGGGTCAATCAACATTGCCAATTCAATCGTATTTTGAGACAGCAGATTTGTCCGCATTGCCACAAGGCAAGAACGAGTATTTGCGGATCACAGAAATTGAGCCTGACTTTGTTCAAAACGGGCCTATGACCGTTCAGGTCACAGGACGGGCTAACGCTAGAGCGCCTGAAGTCTCCAGTAGCGTGTTCTCATTTCCTGAGACAGCCTCAGAGCCTTACCAGCAGATTGTGATGCTTAAAGAACAACGCCGCGAGTTGCGTGTGCGCTTTGAGTCAAACGCCGTAGGCGGTGATTACCAAATGGGCCAGATTATTGGGCACATTGATTCTGGCGATAAGACGGTGCTTGGATGAGCGTACGTATTACTTTGCCTACGGGCATGGGGCTTCGTGACTGGGCTGACCAGATTGCGCTTGACTTGGACAATTATGGAGCGCTTGGTCGGTTGGATGACGTTGACAATTGGCAGAACTGGGCAATGCAATTTTTAAATAACACGACTTTAGGTAGAAATTTTCCTCTGCCTTACGATTTTGACGACTGGCGAGAGTGGGCTGAGCGGTTTTGTCAGACGGCTGAGTAATGAAATTTGGAGTGAAAAATGGATAAGCAACAAATTCTTGAAATTGCTAAAAACGATCCTCGTTTTTCTCAGGCAGTTTTGACTCTTGAGAATCAAATCGGAGACATGCCGATCACGACTGAGAGTCTTGACGAAATCGTGCAGATGCTTGAGTTCGCCCTGAACAACCCAGACAAGTATCAGGAAATTCTTCAGGCGGCTATTGATGACGACTTGCTCGATCCGGGTGATCTGCCCGAGCAGTTTGACCAAGTCGCCATCATCTCAATTTTGGTGTTGATGTACGGAATGCAGGAGCGCACCAAGCAAAAAGGTTTTGCTCGTGGTGGCTTGGCGTCTATAGCGGCCAAAGGTCGTCGCGGCGACACGATGCTGGCGCACATTAATCCACGCGAAGCAGCCATGCTCAAGCGCATGGGAGGCTCAGGGACGATCAACCCGCAAACCAATTTGCCTGAGTATTTTTCCTTCAAAGATTTTATAAAAATAGCTGCGCCTATTGCAATAAACTTTCTTGCGCCCGGTCTTGGTTCGGCTATCGGCTCAGCAATCTTGGGAACCGGTGCAAGCGCTCTAGCTACGGGTGCGCTCGGCAGTGCGATCATTGGCGGCGCTACATCTGCCTTGACAGGCGGCGATCCTCTCAAGGGCGCTTTGATGGGTGGCTTGGGTGGTGGCTTAGGCGGTCTGGCTGGCGGTGCAGCTAGCGACGCGCTTAAGCTAGGATTAGGCGATGTAGGCAAAAACCTTTTGGGCGGCGCACTTGTGGGCGGCGTGTCGGGTCTGGCAACTGGTCAGGGCTTTGGTAAGGGTGCGTTGCAAGGCGCAGTCGGCAGCGGTGTTAGTGAGTTAGCTGGCGGCATGTCTGGCCCTACAGCCTTCCAGCAAGGCATTTCTAACGCAGGTCGCACGTTTGGGCAAAGCCTGACCGCAGGCAATGACCCCAAAACAGCCGCTACTAGCGGTGTGTTGTCCGGCTTGGTGACAGGGTTTAACTACAAGCCTTCGGATGCCGTTGTCAACGACCTCAAAACCAAAGACGGCGCAGTAGCAAAAGAACCTTCTTTCTTAGACAAAATATTAAAAGGCGGTCCGCTTGATACTCAAGCTGCAACGACAACGACAACGACTAAACCCACCGGCATCTTAGGTTCTGGAGTTACCGCAGGTCAAGCCTTGAGCGGTCTAAGTTTAATTAGCGCCTTGCAGAAACCGCCACCTGCGGCAGAAGACGCCATTAAAAAGATGTCTCCTGAACAGCAAGAATATTTTAATCGTCCTTCAGTCACTTGGGACTGGAACAAGATGCAGAACGATGCAAATGCGTCTGGCATGAGTCTTGACCGGTTCATGGCTTCTAACTGGCCGCGAATCACGGGTTACGCATCTAGCACTCCTGATGCGCGGCAAGGAGCTTATAATCAGCCAGCGCCTGTCGTACAAAAAGCCCGTGGCGGCGCTCTGTCAGCTATCGCCAGATTTGCTCAAGGAGCCGGTTCTGGTCGAGCAGACACCATTGATGCCAAACTATCTGATGGTGAATATGTGATTGATGCAGAAACAGTTGCGATGCTTGGAGATGGCTCTAATCAAGAGGGAGCTAACCTCCTCGACGCTATGCGCAAAAACATCCGCTCACACAAAGGTAAGGCTTTAGCAAAGGGCAAATTCAGCCCTAACGCCAAGTCACCATTGGCATATTTGAAAGGGGTTGCGTAATGGCTAGCTTATTCCAAGGGTCTCCTCAGACCGCAACTTCGTACGCTACCTCATCCACCGAGACACCAAAGTGGATGCAGGATGCAATTTACAACCAAATTCAGGTTGCACAAAACATTGCCAACAAGCCGTATCAAGCATATGACATGCCTACGGTGGCTGAGCTTTCGCCTTTGCAGCAGCAAGCGTACAAGAACGTACAAGCCAACCAAGGCTTCTATCAGGGTGACCTAGACAAGGCTCAGTCTGGCATGTATGACTTTGGCAGCAAAGGTACTGCCGACACGCTACGTTCTGCGCAAAATCAGTACCTACAAGCCCCCGCAACGGCGATGGGTCAGTTGGCAAAAGGGCAGGGCTATTTTGATAAAGCAGGGACGCTAGACATTGTGGGTGCGTCTCAGCCTTTTATGACGCAAGCAGGTGCCACTACTGCGCAGGCGTTGTCTGACCGAGCGCTGAGCGCGGCTAATCCTTACCTAACAGCAGCCGCTGGTTCTGCCGCTGGCGGGATTAAAGACTACATGTCTCCTTATCAAACAGGAGTCATGGACGTAATTGCCAAGCAAGGTGCTCGTAATTTAAGCGAGAACCTACTGCCGAGCGTGTCTGACTCGTTCATCAAGGCAGGTCAATTTGGCGGCACTCGCATGGGTGAATTTGGCTCACGCGCATTGCGTGACACTCAAGAGGCTGTACTCAATCAGCAAGCTCAACTGGCGAACCAAGGCTACGGGCAAGCTCTCGGCGCTTCTCAGGCAGATCTTGCACGTCAAGCTCAGTTAGCAGGCACTGTGGGCAGCATCTCCGGTGCAGACCTTTCTCGCGTACTTCAGGGTGGTGCTCAGTACGGCAACCTTGCTCAGACTCAAGGCCAGTTGACCGGCCAGCAAATGTCTCAGTTGGGCAACCTCGGCCAGATGCAAACTGGTGCAGGTCAAACCCAACAACAATTTGGTTTGAGTGCAGCTCAGGCAGCTCAGGCGGCTCAGGCTCAAGACTACCAGCGTCAAATGTCTGCGCTACAGCAGTTTGCCAACATGCAACAGCAAGAGCAAGCCATGCGCTCAGCCGACGTTGCGTCACTTGAAGGCGCTGGAGCTGCTCAACAGGGTCAAATGCAGCGGCAACTTAGCGCCGCAGAGCAACAGTTCCAGAACGAGCAGTTGTATCCTAGACAACAAGCCGACTTTCTCAGCACGCAAATTCGTGGTATGGCTCCAATCACACCACAAACGACAACGCAATCCGGCGGTTCAACCGGCGCTACGTATTCAGCCTCGCCTCTGTCTCAGTTGGCAACAGGGCTGTATACGTACAAAGGTTTGAACGCTTTAGGCTAAGGAGCAATCATGGGATTTGAACTCAATCGCATCATGAAGCAGTACGGGGTGAGCACGCCCGGTGTTGTTAACTACTCCGGTACTACTGCGCCTTTGGTGCCTACGGCTCCTGCTGGAAGCAGGCCTACAGACGCAGGCGCTGCGGCTACTTACGATAAGCAACTTGCTGACTTCAACACGTTTAAAACCGACCCAGCCGCTTTCAACGAAACAATGCGCAAGTACGGTCTTGATCAGAAGTCTTACGACACGTACAAGACTGACTACCAGAACCGGTTGCAAAACACGCCAATGTACATTCAGAGTCAGTTTGGCACAGGCACTGGCACGGGCAGCGCTGGGGGGGGGGCTGCCATGCCTGCTGAGCAGCCCTTTCCCATGCCTCGGTTTACAAACGAGGGGAAACAGTCTTTTTCGAGCAACGAGTTACCCCCCGGTTATCCCACAAGACGGCCTTCCGGCATAACGGGGGGCTTTACTCCTATGCCTGTTATGGACAGCGACAACCCCTTGGGTGGTCAAGTAGGCACAAACATGGGTGGTATTAGCAACCGAGGCCAGTATGACACTACCGGCAGCTACTATGGCAATCAGCTTAAAAACCCGACGTACGGCGCCATGCCTGCGTCAATGATCAATGCTACGCCTCAAGAAAAGTCAGATTACTACTTGCAGCAGCGCAACCTCGGTTATAACAATGCTGACCTGCGTACCGCATCAGAAAACACTTTTGGCAAAGTAGATGAAAATAAATGGGCGCAAATGACAGCGGGGGCTTATCCGACTTACAACCAGAACATTGTTGACGCTTACAAAAGCATTGGCCGTAGCTGGGAGCAAGGAACAATTGACTCTCCGGGCTACAACTACTGGATGAACCAGCTTTCAAGTGGTGCGTTTGACCCTAAAAATCTCAACTCTACATTTGCACAAGCAGCTGCCGATGAAAAAGCTAAGGCTACAGTCAAGGCTTACACAGGCGGCTCTGTCAATGAGCTTGCTGCCAAGTATGCACAAGGCGGTGGTGTTTCCTCGCCGGGTCAAGCAGCGGCTTACTACAAACAACGCTCACAAGACGGCTACACGGACTCAGAAATCAGGGCTGCATCGGATAACATTTTTGGCGTTAGTTCTGATGCTGACTGGCAATACATTAAAAACATTGCAAATGTAAACCCTGCGTCAACAATGTCCAGTACAGGCGTAGGCCCGATAAACATTGCTGGTACTAATGTCGGCTACGGAGGTGGCGACGCATACGTTGATCCAAACCCTGCGTGGACAAATTTGTCTAATGAAGGAAAAGCTGCTTATTTTGCTGCAAATCCAATAGAGGCAAATCTAAACGCTCTTGCTATATATGGTTTTAAGAATACACCACTTGGCGCAATACAAAACTATTTTGACCCAAATTTACAACAACAACTTTTAACAAATTTGTCAAGCAACTTTGCGCCTGTAGAAAGCAGGGGGACAGCAGCGGGTCCCGGTACCGGTTCGCCAGCATCGCAAGGTCAAACCAGCGCTGAATCTGGGCAGGGTATTCCCGGAGAGACCGATACAACTAGCTACAGTACCGGTGAAGGCAACCCCGCTGAGTCCCTTTCCGGCGGTACTGGTTCGCCAGCATCGGGAGGAGAAACCAGTTCACAATCCGGCGATGGCAACCCCGGTGAAAGCGACACATCTAGCTCTAGTACTGGTGAAGGCAACCCCGGTGAAAGCAATGCTCGTGGCGGCAGGATCAAAACCCACTACCAAACAGCAGGTGAAGTTCGCCTACCTAGCGGCTACGGCAGCATTGAGGAAGAACAAGACTTTGCTCGTAGGTTTCGCACACAGCCTGAAGCTGTAACTTCTCCTGTGAATATGATTGTGCCTCCTGCGCCTGTGACTATTGAGCCTGAACCTGTACCGGCCACTGTCATTACTGACGCACCTAAGTCTCGTTCTATCTTGACCAAGATCGCTAATGTTAAAGATGCTTCACTAGATGCTAACGCAGTCAACGCCATGAATGAGGCGGCTGGCACTCTATCTGCGCCAGTTAATTCTGCTGTTCCTGTTGCGGTAGCGCCTAAAGCGGCCATGCCCTTGGGTGGTGACCGCATGGCTAGCTTGCAAGCAATGCTGGCTGCTTACGGTCCAAAAGACGGTGCGTATGATGCAGAATTAAAATTGGCTCGCGCACGTGCTACTGCCGATAGCGATGCGTTTGCTAGGATGCTCACGACCTCTATGAGTTCTCCTGAAGACGCACAGAGTTCCAAGGCAGAGATGTACTTCCGCTTGGCAGCAGCGTTTGGAGCGCCTACTAAGACAGGCCAGTTCAGTGAGAACCTTGGCATGGTTGGAAAAGAGCTAGGAGAATTTGCTAAAGGCAAACGTGCTTCTGCTAGAGAGAAACAGCTCCTTGGTCTTGAAGTTCAGAAATTAAAGATGGCCTCTTCAAAAGACGACTTAAACACGTTGCGTGCATTGTCTGCTGAAGAGATGAAAGACAAGCGAGCTATTTCCATTGAACTTATTAAAGACTACGTCAGATCTGGTGAGCCACAGTCTGCTGCTGGTAAGCAAGCTCTTGATGAAGGTTTCACAAAAGGCACTCCGGAGTTTGAAAAACGAGCAAAAGAAATTTTTGCTTTAACTGTAGATGCAAAAACGTCTCAACTTCAAGCTCAACTTGCTGGCATGAGTTTGACCCAAGCTAAATTAATTAGCGAGCAACTTAACACTCAAACAATGAGTGATGCTGAACTAACCAAAGTTCTTGGGACAAAAGAAGTTATAGGAACATTGGAAGGCGCAATCGGTGATGTCCGACAAGCCATTACATTAAATCAAAATGCGTATGGTGGAAGTTTGGGTGAAGCGACAGAAGAAAACATTACTAAAATATTTCTGCCCAAAGATCAAAAATTAATTAACACTAGACTGTTGAAAAATTTCCTTAGCGCACAAGGCGTTGCAAAACTTCGTGCATCGTTTGGTGGCAACCCAACTGAAGGCGAGCGAGCAATTTTGCTTTCTTTAGAGGGTATCGATGCCTTGTCCTCAAAAGAGCGGGACGCCATCATGATCAGGACATTGGATGCCTTGGATAAAAAATTGGCGCGAGAAAGAACAACGCTTGAAGGTCTGCAATCTGGATCGTTGCGACGTTACACGCAACCTCAAACACTGACTCCACCAACAGCAGGGAAAAAATAATGGCTAGTGATGCACTCAATTTCACACGCGCCTTGGTTGGTCAAGGTCTTGGTATGGGCTGGGGCGATGAGGCCGAAGCATGGTTGCGATCTAAAGTTGGTCAAAAAAGTTATCAAGATAACTTAAAAGAAATCAACCAAGAATATGCAAAATATGCTGAGGAAAATCCCTTAATTGCGCCAATCACCGAGTTTGCTGGTGGCGTCATGCCAATGGCCGCAAGCTATTTGGGCACGGCAATGACAGGCGGTGCAGCGGCACCAGCAGCCGTAGCGACAACTGCTAGGTCGGCTGGTGCGCTAGCAAGGTTGGCTAATCAACTAGGTAGAGTCGTGCCCAAAAATCCATTGGCTCGGGGCGCAGTTGTTGGCGGCGGTACTGGAGCAATAGCTGGAGCAGGCTCTGCTGAAGAAGGCAGTCGCACCAAGGGCGCAATAATTGGTGGAACTGTTGGAACAGGTTTTGGCGTTGGCCTGCCTGTGGCAATTCGCGGTGGACGTGATCTTGCAACATTTGCACGAGACAGGATTGGTCGCAGTCCAGACTATATTGAAAAACGTGCTGCCGCAAAAGTTAACACGGCACTAGAGCGTGCTGGAATGACCCCTGCACAAGCGCAAGCTGCAATGGCCTTGGACAGAGCCGCAGGAATCCCCTCTACATTGGCAAACGTGAGCAGGCCAACTGTAGGCCTTAGCGAAATTGTTGCCGCTAAAAGTGAGAGAGCTGGTGACACACTTGGCAAGATACTTGATGCCAATAAAAAAGGCATTCAAGATCGTGTAATTGGACAGACAGAGCGCGGCATTGGAAACAAGGGCGACTTCTTCCAGCAAGAAGAAGACATGGTTAGGAACTTGCGTGCTAACGCCAATGATTTGTATGACGAAGCATACAAATTTGGGACCGTCAATGACCCAACAATTACCCGTGTTTTGCAAAGCCCAAAATTTAAGACATTTTTTGATGAAGCCAAAAAGATTGCAGACAATGAAAAACTTGCAGCAGAGTTGCGCGGAGAAGATGCTTCCAAATATGTGCTAGACGACATCTTTATCGCAGATGAGGCTGGCAATGTTGCCTTGTCAAAACTACCAGACGTACGCACGCTTGACTATATCAAGCGGGGCATGGATGCGGTGGTCAACAAGGGCTACAAAGGCGAAGGCATGAGTAGCGCTGAAGCCAGCAGCTTAAAAGATTTGAAAAAAGCAATGGTCGGCGCGTTAGACAAAGCAACAGAAGTTAATGGTGTCTCAGCCTATAAGACGGCACGCCAACAATACGCTGGCGATGCAGAAGTGCTAGATGCTTTGCGCTCAGGAATGGATGACTTTGATAAATTTAAGCCTGAGCAAATAACTCGCATGATAAAAAACTTTAGCGCGGCAGAACAAGAAGCCTTTAGAACTGGTGCTGTTCGTAAAATATATTCCATAGTGGAAAAAGGCAAGGACAACACTGATGCGGCCTATCGCTTGACTGGTTCGCCTGAAATGCAAAAAAAGTTAATGCCGCTGTTCCCAAGTCAAGCAAAGTTTGATTTGTTTAAAGCGGCTTTAGACCGTGAACACCAACTATTTCAAGAAGCAAACAGAATTATGGCTGGCTCTCCATCAGCTAAAAGGCTAGCTGGCATTGAGGCGTTTGACGCAGGCGAAAGTGCAATCAATGCTTTTGTTGGCAATTCAGTAACAGGCGGCTGGTTCAATTCTTTGTTAAACATGGCGGCAACTACAGCAACAAAAGCAGGCGTTAGCGATGACGTTGCGGCCAAAGTTGCAAAACTTCTTTCGTCGTCAAAGCCAGAAGAAGTTGCCGCTGCTGTAAAAATTCTAGAGCGTAATTCAGCTCAAGCTCAACGCGCTGTTGAAAACCTTAACCGAGGAGAGACCGGCGCAATCATGGGGGCAGCAGTCATGTCTCCACGTGCTCCAGAAGTTGAGCAAGAGCGGCCTACCACTGACCAGATGCTGTCTAAAGACAGGGCAAATCAATTAGATACAAGCGTGGTCGACAGAATGCTTGAAGAGTACCGCAAGAAAAGAGATGGCAACGAAGCAAACATTCCCGGCCCCGTGATGGTTCCAGCCGAATAAGGTAAAATCTACTCGCTGTCTCCTTCAAAGGCAGTTGCCAACTTTCAACCCCGCTTCGGCGGGGTTTCTTTTTTAGAAGTTCTCGTCATAGAACTTGCGCAGCACCTCGTGCAAGTCTATTTCTTTAAACTCACCGCCTTGCCCTCCCTCTATTTCACCGATCCAGACTGTGCCGGTGTTGGGCACTCGGCCCGGTGCGATGAACAAGTCTCCGACTTGAATGTGCCAAGGGCACATGGGTTCAAACTTTTCCATGATTACTCTTTCTTTTCATTGATGTCATAAAACCAGTCGTCGCCTGCCGACCACTTGCGCGTGCCGTCCACGGTCCACAATTTTCTGGCCGCTTGAAAGTCAGGGAATTTTGTCTCAGCAGGGATCAGGCTCTGGTCGTACCACAGGCATCGATTGTTGGGCTGGCATGCAAACTGGCCGTTGTCTAAGGCAATCCAGTTGAAGCTCTTGTGCTCTTCGGCCTGTTCGGTAAACCCAGTGTCCAGCGCCATCTCATCAGCGCAGAAGTCCACCGTAAACAAATAGCGACCAAAGTGCCACTGCTTGTCCTTGCCTAAAAACTTGACGCCAAGGTTGCGTAGGCCAATCTTCTCTACAATGGTGAAGTTGTAACCCATGCAGTCCCATAACTGCAAAACGTCAATGGGGAGGTCAACCGACCCCTTGTAAAAATCATCCATCCAGACGTAAGCATGTATTGGCAGCTTGTCGTACAGCGCTCCGTAGTTGGGCAGCAATGACTCAATGCGGAACACTTGTCCACGCAAGGCCTTGAGGCTTACCCAGATGGCCGGTTCTAACTCGCCATGGCCCTTCTCAAAGTTGTACAAAAACTCCCGCTTGACAAAGCACTTAATTGGTGGGAGTGATGCGATCAGATAGCTCATCTTTTTCCTTTAAATTGGGCGATATAACCCGCTCTTCGGTTACAAAAATATGTTCGTTTGCGCACTTGCGACGGCGCACTGTAATGGTGTTTTTGTTTCGCGTGTCGAGCACGGAAGTCCAGACATTGCAGATGGGGCACTTCAAGCGTTTTTCTCCTTGAGTTTGGCTTCAATGGCTCGCGTAAAACCATCAAGATCAAAAGTGTCTTCCCAGTCCCACCATTTCATTTGCTGTATTGCTACGCGCTCTTCATCCGTCAGGTTTACCCACGGCTTCTTGTAGACCTGTGTGTCATCGTCTTCTTCAGTCATGTGTTCTCCTTTGGTGGTGTGCATGTGTGAATCGTGGTCAGGTCAGCAGTGCGCTTGCCGCATCGTTGGCAGAAGTTCCATTCCCGTTTAGCAAATTCTGCTGCTGCAACAAGGGCGGCAAAGGCTTCAAGTCTTTCTACAAAGCGCGGGGTCAATTCCCACATTTCCTCAAGCCCAGACTGCCGCGCCATCTCAATGATTGTTTTCATATCAGCAAACTCCAAACCCAAAGCCCTGTAAAGAACAGCAGCAAACAGATCACCATCAGCGCCACCAGTACAAAGCCAACTAAAACGCTGCCGACTATCTGCCACCCTTGTGGCACTGGCTCGATGTCATCAGGCACTGTCGGATACGCTTTGATCTTGCGAGTCTCCGGGTCGTTCTCTGCGTTGGTGAAGTGACAAAAATGCTCACATTGCGGAGTGTGGCCGCAGATACCCCCTGCATCGCACATCCTGTTCATACTTTCCTCCTCTCAAGCATGGCATCTGCCATGTCATATGCGCTGTCAGCAATCACTATTTTTGTGTCGCTGTCGAAAACACCCCTATCCTCTTTGACTCTATCTTCAGCATCAGCAGCATCTGGATGGTAGTAATCATTCGTCCAAAATTGATAGCAGATTGGCAAAGCCTTGATTGCAAAATAGTCTCGCAAAGTCATGCCTGCACTTGTCCAATTCGTTTGTCGTTCGCATGGAAACGCTGGCCCACCTGTTTCTGTAGTCATGTTGGCTCCTTCACTTCTTCGGTTTTATCCAAATACGCCTTCAAACGCTTGACTCTGTTCTTATTGAACACGACCAGTGCGGAGGCATATTCCACCCCGCTCTCTGCTTTCAACAGTTCGTGTTCTGCGTGAAGCAACTCATGCGCCACCGCTTGCGCTGGCGTCACGGTCTTCAACATTGTTTTGATCTCTGTCCACATGTACTTGATCATGGTCGCCTCACTTCACAAGGACGTCAAAGTAAGCCATCAACAGGACCACTCCTATGGTGACCAAAAAAATAGCTCCAACAATGCTCATGACTGCACGGCGAAACAATGACTCAGTGTGGCTAGGTGGGTAGTAAGTGTGTTTCATTTCGTTTTCTCCTTGGTTAATTTACTGACATATCCACGCACTTTGGCGGCGTGTTCTGGGGTGAGGTAAAACTCGACTCGCACCAAGCCAAGCGCCTTTCGGCGCTGGCGTAGGGCGGCTACTCGTTCGGTGGTAGTCATCAGTAGTCTTGACCAGCACGGGCTGGCTGTGCGCCCAGAAACTCTGGGTTGTATGTTGATGGCGCGTTATAAATTTCTTTACGTGCGTCCATTCTGGCGTTCACTTCAAATTGCTTGCTGGTTTCGCACTTGATGCAACGGTAAGCCTTGGCTTCCATTTTAAAATTTTCCCAATCGGTGCTCATTGGCGTCCGCAAAATGTTGCGACCACAAGCAGTTCTTGAAGTAAAACCGCTACCGCTTTTGTTGAGATGCATTTGATGTGACATGTTGTTTGCTCCGTTGTGTTGTTAAGTGGGGCCGTAGCCCCGCTTTATTTAGATGTCTTTTGTCAGGTTGTAGACTAATTTTTCTGTACTGACCAAGCGGCCAGATTTGCTGTAGTAGCGCTTAACAGCCCACCAAGAAATGTTGCCGCTGGTAATCTTTCTCCAACCTTTACGAAAGCTGGGGTGGAAAAATTTTTCGTCAAGCGAATCAAAGTAAGCGCCGTCTTCAAGCAGTTCAATCATTTTGTCTTTGTTCATTTCGTTGCTCCGTTTCGTTGTTGATGTCTCTACTATAACAGCGTTTCCGGTAACATCAACAATTATTTTGTAGGTGTTTACCCTTAGAGAACAGGGCCGTAGCCCTGTCTGATTTAAGAGTACGACAACCCTTGGAACTCAAAACTATCAGCCAACTCTGGCGCAGCAGACTTGCGAATGCTGATGGAGACGCAAGCAAAGCCATAACGCTCTGCAAGGTATTGTTTGCCGTCTGGCGTATTGGCAACCACTGTGATCTCAGTGGCGTTGAAGTCTGCTGGCGAGAAAGTGAAATCGGTCATAAGACCTCCTAAAAAACCCTCTGCGAACTGCTGAGGCATGGGTAAATCATATCATCGTTTCCGGTAACTGCAAGTCTTTTTTCAACTATTTTGTAGGGACAAACCCTAAGACTTTTTCTTTGGCCTGATCAGCACCCTTTGCCACTATGCAGGTGTAGCCACAGCCCTCCAGATAGGCGATCCAGTCCTTCTGCTCGGCGCTCACGCTACCGCCCTTGGTGCGCTTCATCTCCACCCACAGACGCCAAGCAGGAATAAAAAGATCTGGCACGCCAGCGGACACGCCTTCGACCTTTAGACGCCCAGCCGTAGCCATGCTTCTGGCCCCGCCATTGGGGATGGCAAAGATACGCACGTCCTTGTAGCCTTGGCGAAACCAGCGCACGAACTCGCGCTGCTCCTCGTGCTCGGTAGGTATGCGTTCTAAAATGGGCATTCGGCCTCCCACCTATCGCACTCACCCACGGTGGCTGCGAACTCTTCCGGTGGCTGCATAAAGAACTCCACGCACAAGCCGTCAACGCCATAGTGTTCACAGGTATGGCAGCACCTCGGTGGGCCAGCAGCTATCCAGCGCTTGTAGTCAGTCACCAAATCCGGTTCAGGGTGTCTCATGCCATCTCCTTTTAATCACTCTAAAAAACTTGCCGTCTTTCTTGTACTCAATGCTGATGGGTGCAAGCGTTTTATTCATGTTGATGACCATCTGGTCCAGCGACTTCACGTTAAGGCCACCTGCCTCGATCTGAGCACGCTGTGCCATATCCACCAGCTTCTTCATCGCCATCTCTCCGGCGTAGCCCTCGTGCATCAGCGGCAGGTACTCCGTAATGGCTGGGTCGCTCAAGTTGCCGTAATAGGTCACCGCCAGCATCTCCTTGCCCGATGCCTTGCTCAAGTGCTTGCGCCATGCCCAGCTCCTCACATCCAGATCACGCCCCTCCAGCCCCATAATGTCGTCATCGTGCAGCTTAAGTTTCTTACCCGGTTTAATTGGAAATGGAGTGCCACACGCAGGACAAACAAATGTCGAAATAGCGCACAACTCGCCGCAGTTGTCGCAGACCTTTACAGGCGGTACGCCATCCCCATCGCCCCCCTTCTTTGGGGGCTGGACAGCAGTGATCGGCCCGTGGCTAGCCACCACACCAGCGAAGTCAAGCACCAAGCAATGATCGGTGTGGCTCTTAATCCTCATGCCTCGACCCGCCATTTGTACGTACAAACTGGCGCTCATGGTCGGGCGCAGCATGGCGATCAGGTCAATATCGGGGTAATCAAATCCGGTGGTCAGCACATTGGCATTGGTGAGCGCACGCAAGCGCCCAGCCTTAAAGTCGCTGATCATGCGCTCTCGCTCTTTCTTTGATGTCTCACCCGTCACGCACTCCGCTACCACGCCCTGCTGATTCAGCGCATCCGCAATGTGCTGGGCGTGCCTTACGCCAGCGCAAAAGACCAGCCACGCCTTGCGGTCACCAGCCAGTGCAATGACCTCCTGCACCACCGCCTGATTCTTGTCGTCGGTATCCACCGCCGCCTGCAACTCAGACTCAATAAACTCTCCTCCCCGCTTATGCACGCCAGTCACGTCTAGCTTGGCCTTGGTGACCTTGGAGCGCAGGGTTGATAGGTAGCCCTTGTAAATCAACTCCTCAATGCTCACCGGCTGAATCAACGCATCAAACAGCGCTGGCTTGTCGGTGATCAAACCGTGCCCTAGCCGGTACGGTGTGGCCGTCAAACCTATCACGCGCAGCGATGGGTTAATCGCTTTGAGCTGCTCCA